AAGCTGCCTGAGCAATGCGTCAAGCTGCAAAGTAATGCGTCCAGCTATGCGCCTTACTTCACGCCAAAACCACCACACAAGCCAAACCAAGGGGGAAGCCAATGAGCGAAGAACGCCCGCAAGTTTATGTGATGAGCATACGCCGCAAAGCCGAAATTATGAAGGAAGACCTGCGCAAAACGCCGCCCCGGTTTACCCAAAGCCAACGCTGTGAGGAAATCATCACGCTGTGCGAATTGCTGGAAAACAGCTTGGCGAAGCAGCTATGAAATTTGACAAAATAAGATTATTTATGGATTATCCATTCAAATCGGCATAAAAGTGACTGGACGCAGAACTATGACCCATACATTCGGCATACATCACAGCATTAGCAATGAAGACTATCACGCCACCAAGCAGGTTGAGGGCCATACGGCAGTCAGCAGCAGCTTTGCAAAAGCTTGGCATAACCTTACGCCAGCTCATGCTGTGGCTGACAAACCGTTTCGCACCAGCACAGCTTTTGACATAGGCACAGCCACACATAGCTGGGCGCTCGAAGGTGTGCTGCCAATCAAAGGCCCAGCAACAAGGCGTGGCGCGGCATGGCAAAACGCTGTGGCCGAAGCTGAGCTATTAGGCAGCACCGCGCTGACCGAAAGCGATTACGAGCGGGTTGAGCAAATGGTGCAAGCTCTGCATCGCAACCCAGCAATAGATAAACTGCTCAGCCATAAGCAAGGTATCGTTGAGGCAAGCGTGTTTGCCCTGCATGACAGCGGCATTTGCATGAAAGCCAGACCTGACCTGTATCTCGAAAAGCAGGGCATTATGGTTGACCTTAAAACAACGCAAAGCGCTGAGCCTTACGACTTTGAACGCAAAGGTATTCACGGGCTGGGCTACGGGCTGCAAGCCGCCTGGTATTGCAAAACGCTAAGCCTAGCCGGGGTGGATATAAAGCGCTTCCTATTCGCAAACGTAGAAAAAGAGCCACCTTTTGCCACCAGCATAGTTGAGGTGGGCGATGCGCTGATGAAGCACTGCTCAGAGGCAGTAGAGCGCATCCTGCAAGAAATAACAGAGGCCGAAAAGACCAACACCTACGCAACGGGGTGGCCAACTGTTCACGTTGCTCAACTGCCAGCTTGGCTGGATTAATCAAAAAACCACAGGAGAAAACAAATGCAACACAAGTTGTTAAACGTAGACGCACTTTGGCCCAAACTTGACAGGCCATATAAGTTTGACCCGGCGCAAAACAGATCAGTGCCAACCGAAGCTACCGACCCGGATGGTAAATATGAGGTGAACCTGATTGTTCAGCCAGAGCAGGCCAAAGAGCTGGCCAAGGTCATGGTGGATGCCTTCAAAAGCAAAGCACAAGCCGATTGGCCAGCATGGTCGCCAAAAGGGCTGGACGATATTTTCAAAAAAGATGAAAGCGGGTGCTACATCGTTAGGCTTACCAAAAAGACTTACGGTGAGGCCAACAGCAAGCCAAAGCAGTTTGACGATAAAGGCCAACCTTGTGCTGACGATTTTCAGCTTACAAGCGGATCAAAAGTTCACGCTATGGTTGGCGTCAGGCCGTGGAAATACGCTGGCAAGTCAGGCGTAACGCTGCGCCCAGAAGCTATTAAATGGATAGAGCTAAAAGAGCGCATTATGGCTGACCCGTTTAGCGATGGCAGCGCCCCTGCCCCAGCAAATGATGATCCATTCGGTTTAACCGAAAGCGAAGCCAAGGCTGCGCCAAGTGCGGCTGACAGCTTCGATGATGAAATACCGTTTTAACGAATGCCTGACTTTCCAGTCGCATATTGGTCGCAATACGGGCAGGCCATCATTAACCAGCTTGAGCTTAAAAAGCTTGCAGTTGGGGAATGGCATGGTGCCTGCCCGAATTGCGGCGGCAAGGATCGCTTTTGGATAAGCGAATATCAAAGCGAAGTCAGAGTGCATTGCCGACAGTGCAACGACTTCGCTGAAATACAAAAAGCACTAACCAGCATGGGTCTATGGCCCAGCAAAGATAATATTGTGCAGTTGAGGGAACGAGAAGTGCCTAATAATCAAGATTGGTTTGAGGATGACGCACCCTATCACATCAGGAAAGGTGTAGAGCTGCACGGCGCTGTGCTGGATGGTAATACAGTGGTCGTGCCTCTGTTTAACGCGCAACGCGAAAAAGTTGGCCACCAAAGAATAAGCCCAGATGGACAAAAGCGCTTTTCCACAGGCCTAGCTAAAGATGGTGCCTTTGGCGTGTGCGGAAAAATAACGCACGGAAAAGCGTACATATGCGAGGGCTGGGCCACAGCTTGTAGCGTTTACATGGCGCACCAGGAAGATGAACAAGCAGAACAATGCGCAGCTATATTTGCACTGGACGCTGGCAACCTGCCAAAGGTGTGCGAAGCGCTGCAAGAAGCCTTCCCAAAGCTGGAATTGGTCATAGCCGCAGATAATGACGAGCCGGGCATAAAGGCAGCTAAGGCCACAGGTAAACCATATGCAGCGCCCGGCACAAAAGGAGCAGACTGGAACGACATACATGCAGCCTTAGGTGCAGCAGCGGTAAGGCAAGGGCTGCGCGGAGCCAAAACCCCGGCAAAGCTGTTTACGCATGTGTCCGACATAGAGATGAAGCCGCCAGCGTGGCTTATCGAGGGGATGCTTGAGCAAGAGGCGCTAACGATGTGCTTTGGATCGCCCGGCGCAGGCAAAACATTCGCTGTGCTGGATATGGCAATGTGTATCGCAGCAGGCAAAGCATGGCATGGCAAGGAAGTTGAGCAAGGGCTGGTGATGTACATCGCTGGCGAGGGCCATGCAGGCTTTGCAAGACGGGTCGCAGCTTGGTCAAAGGTCAACGATGTAAGCTTGGATGAGGTGCCGTTCTATAAGTCTAACTCAGCAGTCATAATGAATGACGAAACAGACGCCGAAGAATTGCAGCAAGAACTGCAAAGCATAGCTGATAGCATTGGCAAGCCAAAGCTTATCGTGCTGGATACATTAGCAAGAACCATGATTGGCGATGAAAATAGCTCAGAGCGAGTCGGGGAATACATAAAGGCATTAGACAGCATAAAGCAGCAATATAACTGCACCGTGCTAATCGTGCATCACACCGGGCATGGCAACCAAAACAGAGCTAGGGGTAGCTCAGTGCTTTACGGGGCGCTGGACGCTGAGTTTAAGGTTGGCACATGGGGCGATAATAAGGTGCTAATAGAAAGCACCAAAATGAAGGACGCCGAAGAGCCAGAGGCAATGGCGTTTCTCAAAATGCCAGTCGAGTTGGTAACGCCAAACGGGGATGAAACTAGCTCACTCGTGCTGGAATATACGCCAGACAAACCACGCAGCAAGAAAGACCCGGATTACATTCGGCAGGTAATAATTGACCAGATCAACACGGTGGATGCATTCGGGGAAGCGCAAAGAGCAGACCTAAAAGAGGCTGTTGGGTTGGAGCTGGAATGCTCTCAGAGGACAGCAAATAGATACATCAAAAAGCTGATCGACGAGGGTGTTTTGGCCCAGCGCGGCGGTGCTGTGGTGGTGGCGTGAAAATGGCCCCAGGACACGCTCAGGACAAAATAAAAAGGGGTTGTCCCGGCTGTCCTGAGGGTTTGTCCTCGTGTCCTGAGTTTTGTCCTGAGAAAGTTAAGCAAAAACAATGGTTTATAAAAGCTCAGGACAAACTCAGGACAGACCTAGGACAAACACGGGTCACTATAAGGTCACTCAGGACAAACCCCGTGTCTCTAGACACGGGTTGTCCTGTCCTCAAGACCTGCCCGGAGAAATGGAAAGATTATTCATTACTTGGTGAAAAAGAATTTCAATCTTTGCTGGAAGAAATCACCTGTCTTGCTGCGTTGGAAGGCTTAGCCAATCGCAGGAAAATTCTAAACGCTCCGCAGCTCACCCGGTGGAATGAAAGCCAGCGCCAAATGCTGATCACCCGAAAGCTTGAATTGCAAAACATGAAGAAAGGGAAACGCAAATGACAGAAGCAGAAATAGGCGAAGCGTGGATGGCGTGGGAAAGAGCGCAGGTCAAAGCAGGACGCCGCCCAGCGCTGCCTTGCGATATAGATTACAGCAATAAAGTGGAAAGCCTCAGCATTGACCAAATAGCAGTGTTAACAAGCTTGCGAGTGCATGGCGCTCAAACCAGCGTAGAGCTTGCCACAAGGCTGGGCTACTCAAGCCACCAAATAGCAAACTTTCTGGTAAAGCCAATCAGGCAGCGCAAAGCTCGAAAGATCGGCATGACAGCGCGGCAACACGCCAAAAAGCAAAGCGCCCTTTGGGTCTATGAGGCAGTGCAATGAAGCGAGAAGAAATCCTCAGCACAGCGGGCAGGCTAATCTCTCAGGATAGAGCCGCGACCTATGGCGATGCAAAAGAAAGCCACCAACGCATAGCCGATCTTTGGGCGACTTATCTAGGCGTAAGCATTACCGCAAAGGATGTCGCCGCGCTTATGGTGCTGCTGAAAATCAGCCGAAGCAAAGGCTCTAAGCATGTCGATAATTGGATTGACGTTGCAGGCTATGCAGCGCTTGCGGGCGAGATGGAAGATGGCGGCAAAAAGGATGGTCTGAGAGTCGATATACGGCCCCACACAGAGCGCGAAAGCGAGGGCGATAGGATGGCCTACCATGAAGAATAAAAAGCCTCTCAATGAGCGCTCCAGAGAGAGCGATTTTGGCCCGGCTGAAAGGCTACAGCACACGCCCGGCATAGCCTACGAAAGGACAAGCAAAAAGCTGGGCAGCAAGAAGCGCCTCAGAATAACACAGCAAACGCCGCTAGACCGAATGTTCAGCCGCCAGCAAATCACCCAGCGGCAATTTGATGCCGGGCAAAGGCTCTACGCAGTATGGCGAAAAGCCGGGCAATCGCAGCGCGTAACGGCAAATTATGAAAGCAACGTGGTGGACGGTGGGCCGGGCAGCGGTGAAACAGCAGGCGAAGCGTTCAGCGAATACCTGGCAGCGCTGCGCAGCGTGGGCAGAGACCTAGCCGGGGTTTTGCAATGGGTGGTAATACAAGGCAGCGCACCCAGCGAATGGGCAGAGCAAAACGGCCACGCTCCAAAGGGTGGGATCGTGGCCGTAAGATTGGCATTAGATGCGGCTGGGGATTACTTTAGGATGGCGCGGGGTTAGGTAGGGGTTAGGAAGAGCGTGACTTGCTGACGGTGTTCTCAAGGCCCAACGCCACGCGAGCGGAAAGCTGATGCCCATACCTGTCGCAAAGGCCTTCGACTTCGGTGTTGCTTTCTGGTGCGCCCCCGCATGAAACAGACTCGTATTGCTCAAACTCCTCAAGCAAAAACTCAAGCGTTGAGCGATCAACAAGGACTTGCTCCTTGCAGGATTGTTCAAGCTTTGCGTTTCGTAGGTCAGCAAGTTCGTCATAATAGCGCTTGAGCTGATCTTCAAAAGAAAGCCGGGGCGAGTCGATGCACTGATTGTTTATGGCTGCGATAAGATCAACAGATGTGTTAGGGCGGGAAATGCCGCAAAGATCAGCGGTTATACTTTCGGGCATGATGCTGGTTGAAAACCCGGTGTTTTGATATAAGGCGTGGCATGCTAACGCTTCTTCTGGCGTATCAAATGGCCCGACATACAAAAGGTCGTCAAAGAAAACGTGAGGGTCTTTTTGAAACTCATTGATAGCAAACCACCAGCCATCACGGTTTCCATGCCCGCTGCAAGTCGATTTGTAAATGAAATTGCTTCTTGGTTCACTCATAGGTCAAACTCCCGTTAAGATTAGCGCCGCAAACAGCGCGGCAAATAGCGCCACACAGCCCAGCACATCGGCTGGACGTATGGCTTTGATGATTTGGTGAAGCTCGGAAAGGGTCATGCTAAAAGTTCGCAATAACGAGAACGCCGCGCTGTACGTCTAGCATGGTGTAGTCGTGCGCAAGATCGCGGGCGTGGGCTTCATAGTCGAAGTAACGGCTTGCGAAGCTTTCTTGGCTTTCACATGCTAGCAGCTCGTCAGCGCGCTCGTCGGCATAATCGCGCCAGCTATCCCAGACGCCGTGGGCGTTCTCCAATGCGCTTTCTGCATCGTCAATATTGCCGTTATAATTATCAACAATTGCGCGAACCTCGTCTTGGTTATATCCGCTTTCTGCTGCGTCCTCTGCTAGTCGAGAATAATCAGCTATTGCTTGCAGGTCTGGATGCTCGCCAAAATTTGGCAGATTGTCATAATCATGAATCGCATATTCTTCTGCGCCGGGCGTTGGTGATTTTTCAAGCATTGCGCTAATCTGGTCGCGTATCTCGTCAACCCATTCGCCAGCAACGTCGATCCATTTTCCGTGTAAAATGCCGCTATTGTAAGAGGCTAAACATGCTGCATAAATTCTCATCTGATTTGCTCCTGTTGAAATCGTGGCTAGATTTGGCTCACGGCAAGGCAGCGCCGGGCTGGCGCTGCTAAGCGGTGGGTCAAGACAAAATTTTGAGATGATCGATCTTGCCCATAAATCCGTACCATCTGGCTCTTGCGCCGCTTTCATCAAAATCAGCCAAAAAGCAGTAATCTAAATAACCAGTGACCGGGTCGGCCAAGCGAAAGACTCTTGCATTGCCTTTCTCCAAGTAAGCTTCCGTTCCGTCTTTCTTCGATTTGATCAACTCAACAAACATCGTCTTATTCTCCTGTTTATAACTTTCCATACGGATACGCATAACACAGGCAGTTTATCCAATCAAGAATAAAATAATATTTTATTCACTTTCTTTAGAAAATAAGTATTAAAAAAAATTTAATACAAAGCGGAGTTTATTAAATGCCGGGAAAGAACATGAAGCCGGGCAACGGCCAGCACATCGTTCAGCGCTTGCGGCAAGACTTATATCGGGCTTTCGATGTGCTAGAACGCAAGGGCCAGCCGTTGCACAAGCT